CTTCCATCGGGAATGAAACCAAATTGTGGATTCAGGGGTACCATCTCGCATGAGGTCAATTCATTTTCTGACCTTTTCACTCATGGTAACGACCACCCATCCTTCTTAGGCGGATTTCCTGCTGGGCGACTCACGTGCACAATGTACGTTCGTAACCCCTTTGGGCATCCACTTTCGAGTATGCATAAGTGGCGTCTGGATTCGCTATCCAGCCCCTCTCAAATTGTCCTCCTCAGAGACATTATGTTTCCGGCGGATATCAAGCGCGGTAAATCGATTCTTCGATGACCGTATTGCTTTCAAAACCAACCTTCTTTTTGTCGTCCCAGAGGTCTCCTTATGCTTAACGATCCTTTAGTGATTAACCATGGACAAACTTTCACACCCACTGGCGGTGTTGCGTCGAACTTTCGACGTACCGCTATTGGACGATATGTTTCTGTCGATGGCTCATTCACTTCAGCCACTCCTGCCCGGATTTCATTCTTACCCAACGTTGTCCTTCAAGGTCCTTCGACCTATAAAGCACGCCTCGAGTTCGAGAAAGCCGTTTCTCCCGTAAATGGGGTTCAGCAGAAGAATGACGTGTGTCGCGTTGATATCAATATCTCTGGCAATCTCCGTAGTTTTACGGCTGCCGATATTATCCACGCGATGTACTCTCTTTCCATTGTCATTGGCCAAAATTTCAGCCGCATGATTTCTGGTGAGACTTAACACGTGATCGTTCAATTCTACACGGGGTGTCTGTCCTTCAGTTTATTCTGAGGACTTGAACCATGCGCAGTCTTGAAAAGCAGACTACCAATGAAATGGTAGCTTTATTGCATGACCAACCTTCCGTTGTTTCTCATGATCTCATCAGGAACATTCGGACATTTACTAGAAGAGCCTCGCACGAAGGTTTTACTTTTATGAGTAAAATTCTCCCTCTGCTTGGAAAAGCGCTTGATCGCGCTCTCTCCGGTAAAGTAGCCTTCAGTCTTCCTACCGTTTTTAAACGGTTCAAGAAGACCTGCATCCCCCATTTTTTGGGTTCTGCGCTACGTGTCGTCTTCGACGATGACGGCAATTTGCTTGACGTACCTTGCTACCGCACTGTGCGGTGGCTAAGGACGTTTTGCTTTTATGCTTATAAAGTCGAGGTTCCATTTAGTGAAGATCAGATCCAAGAATATTCTGAGCGCTTTATCCAAGTTGACAACGAAGTCGGGAATATCCCTATCGTTGGCGATACAAGTACTAGCGCTCTTAGAAGCCTTATGCGCTCTCAGCTTTCTGGTTTACGACCAGGCAGCTTGCGACCCGCATTTGGACCGGGGATCTCAACTAACTGTTCAAGGGAAATGAAGTACTTGGTGTATACACCTCCTAGTGCTTTACGTACTTTGTTCGGGCGGTCCTTCTTTCTCCGTTCGGAGGAACATTGGTCTGTCGAGTTCGCAGAATTATTCTGTTACTCTTACTTGCTCGCTTTCCTAGGTATAGAATACCAGTTTGGACGAGCGGAGACGTTCGAACCAAGCAAGGTTCTTTTTGTTCCTAAGGATAGTAGAGGTCCGCGTGTGATTTGCTGCGAAGATTCAAGACTCATGTGGGCTCAAAAGGCTCTCCAAAAGTCTCTTTATCAGCAGGTTGAAAGCGGTCGGTTTAGCGTCTACGTGAATTTTACTGATCAGACGGTCAATCAAAAACAGACC